CCGTTGCTAAACAACAAGCGGAAGCTAATAGGATACAGCACCCCGCTCAACCGCAACAACCTGTTCAGCAACAACAACAGAGAGCTGTGGTTAGTGAAGATCAACAAAATTGGATGCGAGAGAATCCTTGGTTTCAACCTGAAGCCAAACAGGGACAATCTATTAATCCAATGCATATGGAAATGACGGCAGTCGGTTTAGCTATTCATCAAAATCTTTTTAATGAAGGCATCACTGCCAACACCGATCCAAACAGATATTATTCTGAAGTAGATCGCAGAATGCGTGAACGGTTTCCTGACTACTCAGGTTTTGAAAATGCGCGAGAGGAACGAAGCACTCCGCCCCGTCAACGTAGAAGTACCGCCGTGGTAGCACCAAGTCCTAATAGGAACAATGGTGCAAAGACACGCAAAGTCTCGCTTACGAAAACTCAAGAAGCTCTCGCGAAGCGCTTGGGAATTACCAACGAACAATACGCCGAGTCAATGTTAAAACAGGAGGCTGGCTAATGTCTGAAGACACTACACGCGCAACCCAAGAAAATAATTCTAGGGAAAACTCAAAACGGGATACTGATGCGTGGATACCCGCGTCATCATTACCTAAGCCTGACCGAAGAGATGGAATTCGTCACCGATGGATTCGTACCTCTATGCTGGGACAGGCAGACAACACTAATGTATCGCAGAAAATGAGAGAGGGATGGGTTCCATGCATAGCATCGGAATATCCTGAAATTGATTTCCGCCAAGAAGACGATACTCGTTATCCTAACAATATAGAATACGGAGGCTTATTGCTTTGCTCGATTCCAGAAGAGCAGCTTGATAAGCGTCATGAATACTATAACAAGATAGCGGTTAGTCAGATGGAAGCGGTTGACAATAATTTTCTGCGGGAAGAAGACCCTCGAATGCCTCTGTATAAGGAGAATTCTTCGAGGACAACTTTTGGTAAAAGATAATCTATTGGTAGGATTGTCTTTCTAACGAGGACTTTGATATGGCTGCTACTGCAACCCCGATGGGAGCAGAGCCAGTAGGCGGATTAAGCGCTTGCGGTTCTTTCTCTGGTAAAGTTCGTCACATGAAAATAGCCAGCGCCTATGGCACTACTATTTTTTATGGCGATTTTGTAAAGCTAGTTAATACTGGCACTGTTGAAAAAGATACGGGTACAGCTACTGCTACTCCGGTTGGTATATTTATGGGCTGTTTTTACACAGACCCAAGCACCAGCCAGCCAACTTTTAACCAACAGTGGCCTACTGGCACTGTAGCGTCTGACGCTATGGCTTATGTGCTTGATGACCCTGATGCTGTATTTAGAATGCAGGCTGATGGTTCTTTGGCACAAACTACACTTGGCAATAACATTGCCATCATTCAAACAGCGGGTACTACCCAAGCTGGTCGAAGCAAGAATGCGGTTGACGCAAGCACTGCTGCCACGACTAACACTCTACCTTTACGGATTTTAGAGTTTATGATTGGCCCAGACAGCGAAGTAGGCGATGCTTTCACTGATGTACTCCTTACTTATAACGAAGGAATGCAACAATACAGAAACGCTACAGGCGTATAAGGAGACTAGCGAATGGCTATTTCAAGAGCGCAAATGCTCAAAGAGCTACTTCCGGGTCTTAACGCCCTGTTTGGCTTAGAGTATGCAAAGTACGAAGACGAAGATAAGATGATTTACGAAACTGAAACATCTGATCGCTCGTTTGAAGAAGAAGTAAAGTTAAGTGGTTTTGGTGCTGCACCAGTGAAGCCTGAAGGTTCTGCAATCAATTATGATTCAGCGCAAGAAGCTTTCACCGCTCGCTACACCCACGAAACTATTGCTCAGGGCTTCGCTATTACTGAAGAAGCAATGGAGGATAACCTCTATGCATCTTTGTCTCAGCGATACACCAAAGCTTTAGCGAGAGCGATGGCTTACACCAAGCAAGTTAAAGGTGCTGTCCCATTAAATAATGGTTTCACTAGCGCTTATCAATCTGGCGATGGTGTTAACTTGTTCACAGCAGTTGGCGATGGTATCACTGGCGGCGGTGGTCACCCGCAAGTTAATGGTGGCTTTAACTCTAATCGTCCTGCGACAGCGGCTGATTTGAATGAAACTTCATTAGAAGACGCAGTCATTAGTATTGCTGCTTACACTGATGAGCGTGGACTTCTTATTGCGGCACGACCAAGACGTTTGATTGTTCCACCTAACCTGATGTTTGTAGCAACCCGAATCCTAGATTCGGAACTGCGTGTCAGCACTGCTGATAACGACATCAATGCCATTAAGAATAATGGCTCCATTCCTGAAGGGTATGCTGTCAATCACTACCTGACTGACAACAACGCTTGGTACTTAATTACTGATGTACCAAATGGAATGAAACACTTCGAGCGTACTCCGCTTGAAACTTCAATGGACGGTGATTTCGACACTGGTAACGTGCGCTACAAAGCGCGAGAGCGTTACAGCTTCGGCGTTTCTGATCCACTAGGCATCTACGGTTCACCCGGAGCTACCTAGAGTAAGAGAGTTACAGATAGGGAGCTTCGGCTCCCTGTTTGTTTAATTCTGGGAACATATCAGTTTTAGCGACCATCCCAGTGGACGTTACGAAGACGCTAAGACGAATCCTTTCGTAAAGAGGTAACTCTAATGGCTTTAACAACCTTTCAAGGGCCAGTGCGTTCATTGGCTGGAATGTATTCCAGAGGCCCAGCAACGACTGTTGAGATAACCGCTAACGCAACAATCACCCCTGCTGACCATGCTGGCAAAATCATTCTTATTAATAATTCTTCTTTGACTGTGACTCTCCCCGAAATTAGCACTACTGCTGACCCTGCTACTGCTGGGCCGGGAGCCGATCCAAACACCGCTAACAATGTTGGTCTTCAGTACAACTTTGTTTTTCTTGTTGACTGCACCCTAGCGTTAAAATGCGGTGGAACAGGAACTCCGGGCGATCTCTTTTTGGGATCAATACTTCTCGGCAAAAGCGGAGCGGCGGAACAGTATATTCCTAACGGTAGTAGCAATGATGTGATCAACACCAACACTACTACGAAGGGCGGCATAGCTGGCTCCACTATTCAGGTAGTTCCTATTTACGCTAACAAATGGCAGGTTTCTGGCGTTTTGGTTGGCTCTGGTACTTTGGAAACACCTTTCGCAGATGCGTAATCTGGCAGCGGGGCATTAGCCCCGCTCTTTTTTGGAGGCGACTATGGCAGACGCAGTAACAACCCAGACTATCGAGGATGGCCCTCGCAATCTTGTCATGAAGTTCACTAACGTAAGTGACTCCACTGGTGAGAGCGCGGTGGTCAAGGTCAATGTTTCAGACCTAAGCACTCAGCCGAGAACAGGAGCTGCGTGTACAAGCGTATCAGTTACAGGTATTCAGTTTTCTACTTACAATATGTCAGTAAGTATATTTTTGGACGCGACCGCAAATGTTCTACTTACTACCCTTCCTGAGAACTATTCCGATACCTTGGATTTCTCAGACTTCACCGCAATACCTAACAACGCAGGCACAGGGGTAACAGGGGATATTCTGTTTACTACTAATGGCGCTGCCGCTGGTGATACCTACATGATCATTATTAAAGGCGTTAAAAATTATGGCTAAACTAGAAATCTTCCAAAACGGAAACTTTAGTAACGGCGATCCGGTTTATCAGATAGGGTCAAAGAATGCTGATGGCGAATATGACATTTCAGTTTTTGAGCTTATGACTGAGGCGGAAGCTAAGACTAAACTAAAGTCTATGGGTGGTTCTCCTGCAAAGAAGGCTGCTCCTGAAAAGAAAGCTGCGCCTAAAAAAAAAGAAGTAGTTGAGGAAGTAGAAGAAACTTCTAAAGCTGATCTTAATCAGATGACCAAGCTTCAGTTAGAAGAGTTTGCCCGTGAGTTTGGGGTAGAGCTTGATCGAAGAGAGAAGAAAGCTTCATTGGTTAAAGACGCTTATAAGGCTCAGTTTGATGGCTAGAAATTATCGCCGTGAGTATGACTCTTATCACTCAAGCGCAAAGCAAAAGAAGAATCGTGCAGCCCGTAATGCTGCGCGTAATTCTTTACTGGCAGATGGTCGTGTGAACAAGGGAGACCGTAGAGATGTTCATCATCGTGATGGCGATCCTACGAACAACTCTTCTTCTAACTTAGTGGTCACTTCAAGAAAGACAAACAGAAGCAGAAACATGGCGGGAGGCGGTATGGCTGAAGATAAAAACTGGATACAAAAGGCAATCAAGAACCCCGGAAGTCTACGCAAGAAAGCTGGAGTTAAGAAAGGCGAAGACATCAGTAAGTCTGAGTTAAACAAACTTTCTAAATCGCGCAATTCCACTACTCGAAGACAAGCCAACCTAGCTAAGACATTAAGCAAAATGAATACTGGTGGGCAAGTTAGAGGTTCTGGAGCTGCCATTCAGGGTGTTAGACGCGCAAGGAACCGATAGCTATGAAAGGCCAAGAAAAAGTTAATTATGTTATGGGCGAATTTAAAGACGGTAAGCTAAAGTCTAGCTCTGGCAAAAAGGTAACTAACAAAAACCAAGCAATGGCAATCGCGTTAAGCGAAGGTGGGATTAACAAAAAAATGTTCTCAGGCGGCAGGCTAGGTGATGGCAGGGCTGTGCAAGGACACACAAGAGGCAGAATTGTCTAATGGCAACCAGCGGCACGTTTACATTCAATCTTGATTTAGGCGATATTATTGAAGAAGCCTATGAGCGCTGCGGGATAGAGTTACGTTCTGGTTTTGATTACAGGACTGCAAGACGCAGCTTAAACCTTCTTATGCTTGACTGGCAGAACAGAGGCTTAAACCTCTGGACTGTAAAAGGAACAACAGAAACACTGGTCGCTGGCACTGGCTCATATACATTAAACGGGAAGATACTTGATGTAGTAGAAGCCTTTATGCGTACTAACGCTGGCGATGTTAGCAGGCAGTCAGACCTTACGATGCAACGTATTTCTATTGCTCAGTATTCTCACCAGACTAACAAATTACTGCAAGGCAGACCTATTCAATACTGGATAGAACGAGCGCCTACAGGTATCACAGTTAACGTCTGGCCTGTTCCTGACGCTTCCCAGACATGGACATTTGGTTACTATTACATGGAGCGTGTAGAAGATAGCGGCTCTCCAGCTTCTTTGGATATGGATGTGCCTGCTAGATTTTTGCCATGCCTGACAGCGGGACTGGCCTACATGATTGCCAATAAAAGAGCCGAAGCCGCTCCTAAGCTTCAGTTTTTAAAAGAAAACTATGAAGAGCAGTGGACAATGGCGGCTGATTCAGACCGTGAAAAAGCTGCTTTGTATGTTGTTCCCGGCGGGTATCAATACTTATGAGCAGCTACGCAAGCGGTAAACACGCCTTTGGTTTCTGTGACCGTACTGGTTTCCGGTACAAGTTAAGAGACTTGGTTCCTCAAATCGAAGCAGGCAGACCTAACGGGATGCTGGTCGGTAAAGATGTGCTAGATGTAGACAATCCTCAGTGGAAGCTAGGCATGATTAATATGTCTGATCCGCAAGCTTTGAGAGACCCGCGACCTGATGGCGGATACCATCAAAGTAGAGAGCTTTATGCATGGAACCCAGTAGGCGGTGGTAACACTGAAATGGGAAGCAGAACTGTTGGTCTTGACATGTCAGGACATGTGGGACGAGTTACGGTGGAAATTACATAATGGCCTTTACTTTTACTACCTTAAAAACTGCGATACAGGATTATCTGGAAACCACAGAGACTACCTTTGTTACTAACTTGCCTACGATTATTACTCAGGCTGAGCAAAGGATTCTAAGAACCTGTCAGATTCCCGATTTGCGTAAAAATGAAACGGGTACTTTAAGCCAAGGCAATGCGTACTTAACAATGCCGACAGGTTTTTTAGCCTCCTATTCTTTGGCTATTGATAATAGCGGTTATGATTACTTGGTATTTAAGGATGTTAACTTTATCCGCGAAGCGTATCCGGTAGAAGCCACAGAAGGTGTGCCCAAGTATTACAGTATCTTTGACGATACCCGTTTTATTATTGGGCCTACCCCTGACCAGAACTATGCTGTAGAGCTTCATTTTATGTATGAGCCAGAGTCCATTACTACCGCTTCCAGCGGAACCAGTTGGCTAGGGTCTAATGCAGAAAATGCGCTGCTTAATGCGTGTCTGGTTGAAGGTTATACCTTCCTTAAAGGTGATGCAGCGCAGATGGATTGGTATAACGCAAAGTATGAAGATGCGGTTTCACGACTCAAGTCTCTGGGTGAAGGCTATGACACTACAGATAACTTCCGCTCTGGAGCAGTCAGGAGCGTAAGGATTTAATGTTTACCGTAGATATTGAAACTGCGGTAGGTACGGTTGGCGTAGAAACCACCAGTCATCGAGGCTTTACTCCTGACGAGTTAGCAGCATCGTGTGCCAATAAAATTATTTCGGTTTCGTTACACGCTGATCCGATAATCAGGCAACAGGCCGAAGCTTTTAAAGCTCACATAGAACACGTTGTACTTCATTACATTAAGCAGGGCGCTTCTAGCGAAAGAACTACTATTTACAATCTATTATTAGATGCCGGAGAAAGTTCTTTGGCAGAAAAGATAAGGAGACTTTAATGGCTTTTTCTGGCAATTATATGTGTACCAGTTTTAAACAAGAGCTTTTGACAGGCACACACAACTTTACAAATTCTACGGGCAATACGTTTAATATAGCGCTGTATACCAACAGCGCTTCCTTTACCGCATCAACTACAGCTTATACGGCTACCAATGAGGTGACAGGTAGCGGCTATACAGCTAAAGGAAATGCGTTAACTAACGTAACGCCCACAACAGGTGGCACTACCGCTTTTACTGATTTTGCTGACTCTACATGGAGTACAGCAACCATCACCGCCAGAGGCGCAATGATTTTCAATGACACCGCTGCTGGTGATCCAAGTGTAGTAATTCTGGATTTTGGAGGGGATAAAACCTCTACCGCTGGAGAATTTAAAATTGTAATGCCTACTGCTGATTCGACTAATGCCATAATCCGCATCGCTTAATTACAGGAGACTACTAGATGTCTTCTGTGGGTTGGAGTCGAGCGGCTTGGGGTGACGGAAGCTGGGGCGAAGACACCAATCAAATCCTTTATCTTAGCGGCTGGGGTCGCTTAGAGGGTTTCGGTGAAGGCGCGTGGGGGCAAACAGATTACTCTCTTGCCGCTACTGGACAAGTAGGAACTGTATCGGCAGGGATCATTGCTGGAGCCACAGTTAATGTAACTGGTGTTGAAGCTACTGGTGTAATCGGAACAGCCAATGTTCAGGGCAAAGGCGAAGTCTTTCCAAGCAGTCTTGAAGCTACCACTGCTGTGGGGTCGGTTACAGTACATCACAACGATGTGGTTACGGTTACTGGCTTAGCCGCTACAGGTGAAGTTGGTATAGCAGCTCCAGTTTGGCAAACTGGGGTTTATCCTACAGGTCTTGCTGCTACTACTGGCTTGTCAGGGCCAACGTCTGTTACCGGAAAAGCAAATGTTTCTGCTGGGAGTTTGGAGGCAGTTAGCGGTTTATCTGGTGTTACGGTTGAGCTGGTTCTTGAAGTCCCTGTCACTGGGCTTTCCGCGACAACTTCTCTTGGCTCGGTTACTGTATTTACAAATGTAATTATTGATGCGGTTGGTCTAAGTGCCACTGGTCAAGTAGGAAGAGTCTTGGTCTGGGAGGATATTAATCCTTCACAAAATCCTAGTTGGGTAAACCTTAACCCATCACAAACACCGGGATGGAGTAATCTTAATCCTTCACAAACACCTAATTGGACACCTGTCCCATAGTTAATTGAGGTAAAGAAATGGCAACTTATGCAAATGACTTGCGGTTGAAAGAGATCGCAACAGGTGATGAAAGTGGTACATGGGGAACCTCCACCAACACTAACCTGTCTCTTGTTAGCGATGCGTTTGGGTATGGCACAAAGCAAATGTCATCAGACGCAAATGAAACTTTTACGATGCCAAATGCCAGCGCTGATGGCACTCGCGCATTGTATTTAAAGATTACTTCGGCGGTTAGTTTAACTACCACCAGAGTAGTGACACTTGGCCCTAATACCATATCCAAAGTCTGGATAATAGAAAACGCTACTACAGGTAGCCAGATTATTACGATCAAGCAAGGGTCTGGTGCTACAGTTAATGTGGCAAGTGGCGCTAAAAAGTATGTCTATACTGACGGTGCTGGGGCTGGCGCTGCTGTGGCAGATGCAAACCCTACGGAAACCGGAGCGGGTACAGTTACTTCTGTTGGGGGTACTGGCACTGTTAATGGAATTACGCTTACTGGAACAGTTACAAGTTCTGGTAATTTGACACTTGGTGGCACTCTTGGAAGTGTTGATCTTACGTCACAAATTACAGGTACTCTTCCCGTAGCCAACGGGGGTACAGGAATTACCAGTTTAGGGACGGGTATTGCCACATGGTGGGGAACCCCATCCTCGGCTAACCTTGCCAGTGCTGTTACTGACGAAACAGGGTCAGGAGCATTGGTATTTGGTACAGCACCTACACTAACAGGTGTGACCTTAGCCGGAGCGGTAACCGGAGGCGATCAAACAGTTTCTGCTGTTAATCTTAAAGATTACGGCGAAGTTACTAATGCTATAGGAAGTATTGGTGGTGGTACGCAGGATATTGACCTTAACGATGGTAATTCGGTGACAGGCACAGTAGACACATCAACTACCACCTTTACCTTTTCTAACCCTACCGCATCAGATGAATTATGCGGGTTTGTTTTAACTCTCACTAACGGTGGAAGCCAGACTGTTAACTGGCCTGCCAGTGTAGATTGGGCGGCAGCGACTGCACCAACACTAACATCGTCTGGGGTGGATGTGCTGGTGTTTTATACGGTAGATGGCGGTACAATTTGGTATGGATTCTTATCCGGGGCGGCAATGGCATAATGACAAGTATCAGGCGAGAACTACAAGCAGCGGCTGGCGTAAGTACGGGTGAGGCAGACCCTGAAGCGACTGACTTTGATGGGCAAACAAACTATTTAGAACGCACATCAGAATTAAGCAATGTTTCAGACGCGAAGACTTTTACCCTTTCTTTTTTTATATACCCAAGCCCTATGTGGCATACCACCACAGACGGCGGCGCTAATCAGAGTTTCTTTTGGTGTGGGACAGCAACCACCACTTCGCGCAGTTTTATGCGATATGACACAAGCTCAAGTGTATCGGGCAATATGAAATTTTATCTGCGTCAATCATCTGGAACGGATGCGTTGGTGTTGACGATAAATGTTCCGGTGGCTACATGGACAAATGTTCTGGTTTCTGTTGATCTGGCTAATGCAAGTAATCGTTACGTTTATCTAAATGACGTTGATGTAAGCACCAACACAGATATTGTGGATTGGGACACTTATACTGATGCTAATATTGATTGGACAGTTGATTACACGCGTTTTGGAAAGATGCACTCAACACAGCAATGGTTTCAGGGCAGGCTTTCTCATTTTTTCCTAGACATGACTTACCGTGATCTGAGTTCATCAGTTAATCGCCGTCATTTCATTGACGCTGACGGCTTCCCCGCTGATCCATCTAGCCTTTCCCCGCCTTTGTACATGGCGTTTACTGATGCTTCTGCTGCCGCTACAAATTCTGGTACAGGTGGAAACTATACTGCTTACGGTACTTTTAACGAGTCGGCTCGTGGGCCTAATCAGTATAATTGTGTAGCTTCTGATTGGGGAACTTCCGGCGATTATGCTAATACCACTTCTTTTTCTACATCTACAACCACTGTAGTTACTGGTTCGTTTATTTATTCTGCGGCTGGTAGTACCGGAGAAAGTTACCTTATGCACAACCCCAATGGCGGTAATTGGGTGCTGGGTCAAATGGGTTCAGGGACAACACTATCGCTTAATTTTGAAGGTGGTGGGCAGGTTTATTATGTAATTCCTCTGGGTCGCTTTGGGATTTATCATGTTGCCTATTGCTTTGATTCAGCTTCTTCAGGTAACTGTAAGGTATTTGTCAATGGAACTGACCTAACCTCTACAGCGACCACAAGTACGGTTAGTGGTGGAAACATTGGTGGCTTTGATGACACTTATGGCGCAAGGCTAGAAATTAGTAATGACGGCTCTTTTGCCATTTTTGGTGAAGGTTGGATAGAAAAAACTTATAGAGCGCTTGCAACTGATAATATATTTTGGGATTCGGACAATAGTCGGCCCAAACCTGTAGCGCAAGTTATAGAAGACGCAGGAGTAACTCCTTTAGGCGGTTATCCGGTTTATGCACCAAATCCGGGGAAGAATCTTGGGTCTAGCGGGGGAAATCTTACCGAGTATAGTTTGCCGTGGCGAGGCAGTGTAAGTATGAGTGAGTACATTGGCCGCACCATAAACAATACTTCTGGAGCAACTACCGTACCTATTATGCGCTATAGCTCTGCATTAACGGGTGTTTCTGACGGAAAAACTTGGTCAATGGCTTTTTCATTTTTTCCAGAGGTAGATGAGAGCGGTAAAACTATTTTAGCTATTGGCCCTAATGATTATCAAAGAGTCTGGGTTAGTGTTTCCAAAAGTAAAGCTGTAGAAATTGAGACTCAAAACAGTTCAGACACCAAGATTGGTGATGCAGAAGCATCCGTATCTGTAGATTTAGACGAGTGGCATAACGTCCTTATCTGTTGGGATCAGGCAAGCAGCTCTAATTGCAAAATTTATTTAGATGGAATATCCCAAACTGTAACCGTATCCACTCTTACTGATGAAAATATTAATATGTCAACCACGGGCGGCTGTAGCCTTGGAGGATTTATTGAAAGTTCCACTGCTGACGGAAATAATTTTAAAGGGCATTATGGAAATATATTCTGGACTACTGAGTATATTGACTTTGGAACTGAAGCTAACAGGCTTAAATTTTATAGCGCACTCCAAATGCCAGTGGATTGCGGTTCGGACGGAACAACCCCTACCGGAACTGCTCCAGCTATATATATGAGAAACGGGGTTAATGCTTACGGCACAAATGCTGGTACGGGAGGAAATTTCACAACGCCGGGATCAGGAACTGTTGTCGAAGGTTTGGCTATTGGTAGCGTTCCTGTTGGTTTGCCTTAAGGAGAATTAAAATGTCAGATTATGTATTGTTAGATTCAGGAGGGGATGTAAAAACGTATCCTTATTCTTTGAAGCAACTTAGAAAAGATAACCCAAATACTTCTTTTCCTGCTTCTCCGACAGAAGCAATGTTAGCAGAGGTAAACGTATATCCTGCGAACATTACAACAGCCTCATTGGGAGCCAATCAAAAGCTTTCTTATGCAACTACTCCTGTTTTAGTGAGTGGGTCATGGGTTCTTGCTCATACTGCTACGGCTATGTCAGAGGATGAGATTGCAAGTCGGGATGAAACGCTTGCTATTAACGTGAGGTCTGAGCGAGATGCTAGGTTAGCTTTAACAGATTGGAGGGCTGGAAGTGATCTTACATTGCCATCTGCGTGGGCAACTTATCGTCAGGCTTTAAGAGATGTCCCAGCTCAAGGTGGTTTTCCTAATTCAGTCACATGGCCTACGGAGCCAAGTTAAACAGTTAAAATAAGGGGGAGGTCATAGTGAGTGATGAAAAAATTATTTTTCAGCGTTTTGTTGCTGGTGGCTTCTCCTGTGTTCGCCCAGGACACGAACACTAATATTACGACTACTAATACGTCTACCACTACCAATACGTCTACAAATAACAACAACAATACGAACGTAAATACCAATACGTCTACAAATACCAATACGTCAACTAGCACTAACGTCAACACAAACACCAACTCAAACGATAATACTAACGTAAATACAACGACTTATACGGGTAGCAACACCAATACGAACAGCAATACAACGAACTACACGGGATCAAATACGTCCGTAAATACGAATACGTCAAATAGCACTAATACCAATGCCAACACCAATAACAACACAAATAATACGAATTACACTGGGGTAAACACGAACAATTCCACTAACGTAAACACTAACGCAAATACGAACACAACGACTTACGATGGCACAACTAACTCAAACAATGTTAATAACAACACTACTAACTATACGGGTGTCACCACGAACACGAATAGCAATACAACGAATTCAACATCTGCGGCCACAAACACCAATACGAATAGCAACACCAATGTCTCTACTTCAACGAATAATTCAACTAATACCAATACGAATAATTCAACATCGGATAACAGTAACACCACGAACTACACGGGTTCGTCGGTAAGCAATAACACCAACAGCAACACGACTAACTACACAGGCGATACGACCTCTAATAACACGAACACCAGCACTAACACGAACACTAACACCTCGACTGTTAATCAAACTTCTAGCAGTAATAACGTAAGCACTAACAACGATTTTAGCCAATCAAACAGCGAAGTAAGCTCTACGGCTAACAATACGAATACAAACAACAACACAAGCCAATCAACAAGCAGCCAGCGGGTAACTCAACGAATAGAATCACCACCGCCTAGCGCAATAGCGCCAAGCATTGGCTCTAGTTACTCGCAAGACCTCTGTACTACTGGCGTGTCAGGAGCAATACAAACGCAGATATTTGGCTTCTCTGGGGGTCGCTCTATTACTGATGAAAACTGCGAAAGAATTAAGCTAGGCAAGACCCTGTATGACATGGGAATGCGAGTGGCTGCGGTAAGCCTGATGTGTCAGGACGAACGAGTATTTGACGCTATGCGAATGGCAGGAACTCCTTGTCCCTACGAAGGGTTAATAGGCGAAGAAGCTCAGATAGCTTGGGAAGCTGAAGCAGAAGAGCCGGAAGAAATAGAATCTGACTACCAGTACAGGCGTTACGGCAGCAGGGGCAGAAGATGAGATGGTTATTAGCCTTGGTGTTTTGTTCTACAGCTTATGGCGCAAGCACTAGCGATCCCAGTGTTTATATTTACGAAAGTGGGCAAGCGCTAATTGACCTGTCAGGAATGTCAGGCACTACTAACATGAACGCTGGCGATGACCAAGTTTCTGGCTGGAGTCCTAATTTCGGTTTTGACTTTGACTTTTACGGAACCAATTACACACGCGCAAAGATGTCCACTAATGGCTGTGTCAACTTTTCAGGGCTTAACTGTAGTGATTACACTCCACAGCCTTTGCCTTACAGGGATCAAACGCTTTACCCCTTTTGGACTGATTTAATTCGTAATAACAGTTCCAAGATGTTGTTTAAGTCCTTTAGTGATTATGTGGTGTTTGGCTGGTACGGCATGAAAGAGTACAGCTATCCGAACCATAGAGGGAGCAACAACTTTGAAGCGATCTTGTGGGCTAACGACAGTTACGAATACCGCTATGGCGCATTAGATATTGCCAAGCATGACGTATTGATTGGCGAACAAAACAGCAGCACAGTTCATAGAACCTATAGATATTATGACAAGAGCAACGCTTATCCTACTTGGGATTCATGGGATTCTACTTTTGGTGGTGCTGTTCTGGAGAACGGGGGAAGCCTCTATGCTGCCAGCTTTGCCAGTCAGTGCAGTAGTAGTGGATTGTTTAGTACCTCTTGTAGCAACTACGATGCGGCTTACTTAACGCAGCAGTGTGATGCTAACGCTTTGTATAGCTCTGAATGCACCGGATATGAGGCAGCATACACAGCACAACAGTGCGCGGCAGATGCCAGTTATGATGTGTCTTGCTCTGGGTATTGGGACACTGTTCTTACTTCAAACGCTACAGATGAATACACTGACGTTGTGGATGGGGATGACGTAACTGACTATTACTTTGTTGATGACGATGATGACGGGGTAGATTACACAGACACTACAGACACCAACACGATTGTCTCTTTAGGCTATGACGATAACGCGCTTGGTTATAACGAAGAAGATTTTTACGGTTATGACTTAGACGGTTACGATGAAGATAATACTGGGCAAGATACTATTGTTGTTGTGGTTGATAACGATGTTTTTAATGGGGATGATTTTGGCTTTGGTGGTGATGATGGAATTGATGACCTACCTGTAATTGAGGTTGTGGAAGTTATTGAAGTTGAAGAGATAGAAGAGGTTTTTGAAGAAACTTTTGAGGAAGTGTTTGAAGAAGTCATCGTAGAGGTTTTTGAGGAAGAGGTGTTTGAGGAGGTCTTTGAAGAGCCGATTGAAGTGGTAGAAATTATTGAAGAAGTCGAAGAAGTCTTTGAAGAAGAAATCTTTGAAGAACCCGAAGAGATTATTGAAATTGTAGAAGTAGAAGAAGTAATTGAAGAGCCAGAAGAAGTTATAGAGATTGTAGAGGCAGAAGAGATCATTGAAGAAGAAATTATTGAGGAAGTAGAAGAGGTAGCAATAATAGTTGAGCCTACGGCCTCGCCTCTTGATGTTACTGGTCTTGCTTTAAACATTGTGGCCCAGACTAGCGCTTTTGCCGCTCAAAGCTCTTTCAACTCGCAAAGTACAATGGAAAGCCAAAGCTCTTTTACCAGCTCTGAATCGGTAGATATGTCTTTTAATTATGGCGGCGTAGGCATTGTAAGCACCACTCAAAGCAACTTTGCCGTTGATACCTTAGACATTAAATCTGAATTACTTCAAGTAACAGAACAACTTGCCTCTACTGCGGTTGCCGAAATAGATGCGGTTTACGGTGATATAAGCAATGTACAGCTTGCTATGCAGGAAGTCAGACGGGAAGAAGTACAACAGCAGGAAGTCCAACAAGAACAACAGCAGCAGCAACAGGTTATTCAGCAGGTAGATACGGGCTTTTTCGATGTTCAGACAGTAGAACAAGAGATCATTACCCAGACTGCTAGTGTACAGATGGAAGAAACAGAAGAGTCTGAAGAGTTAGAAGCTACACAAGATTTAGGCGATTCAGCCCAACAGATGCAGTTTGAGCAAGACTTTAACGATGCGTTAGGTGCAGGTCAGAGTGTCGGTCAGTTTCTAAGCCAACAGGCTCCAGACTTTGGGCAATTTGATGTTGCTCCTCCTAGCGTAGAAGAGCAGCAGACTGTTCGCAGGGCTGAGAACGCCATACAAACTATGACCAGTGCAGAGATTGAGCAAGCTCAAGATTCACAGCTAGAGGGAATGCAAGACTCTGGTGGATTTGACGATCAGTCTTTAACCATTCTCCTGATGGGCAGAGTTGAAGGCGTAGAGGCGTACAACATAGACTTGATTGATCAGCAGCAGTGGTATCAGTCCAGAGAAATATACGGTGGAAATGCGCCTGTAGATGGAAATGTAAGAGCCTTGCAAGGACAGGGCGCACAGCGCTTTCAGGACTTGGTAGGACAACAGTATGAACGATAAGACAGAATTAGAGTTTGGCGGAGCTACGATAAGCGGCAGCAAGATACTCCTTATAGTTCCTCTTTTGGGGGCGATTGGTGGGTCTATGTGGGGCGGCTTTGAAGTATACCAGCGCTTAATTGATGCTGAGACCGCCATTACTGAGTATGTCAGTCCTGACTTTAGTGGCTACGATGAGGCTTTAGCAGTCCTAGAAACACGGCTTACAGACCAATCTCGTATACTTGATACAGTAGAAGACTCGCTAAGAAATGAAACCGATGCTATGCAAGCCCAGAATCAGCGTATGTTGGCAAACATTAATGACCAGATAGACACTATAGAAAGCGATGTGAGGCAGTCTGAGAGCATTGCAAGGACGGCAGAGGATACCGTGGCAGATACCACTAGAGAGCTTAGAGACGATGTGTATGCCTTAGAAGAGCGGGTAAACGATACACTTAGAGATGTAGACTTAGAATTAAGAGAGATACGAGACGATCTGGAAAGTAGAATTCAACAAATGCTAGACAATCCACTTAATGACAATGAGTAATTAATATGGCGAAAGCTGAGCGGTATGTACTGGAAAATGCTTGTAAGTATGCGGCCTTGGCTTATGAAGACGAGATAGAAAACGCCATAAAGATAGAATCAAGACTTACCTCTACCACTGCGTTTGTGGTTAAACGAAAACACAATGACATTATTTGTTTTCGCGGCACTCAACAGCTACGCGACTGGCTGTTTAATCTTAGTGCAATTCCTGTTCCCTATGCAGGCAGGCTATGCCATTCAGGTTTTGTCGCAGCTCACGCCTCTGTCTGGGGCAAGATAAAGAAGCATATTGATTTCGATAAACCTACGTTGATTTGTGGACACAGCTTAGGTGGCGCTCTTGCTGAGTTGTCAGCAGCAAAAATACACAAGAAACACACGCAGTTATCGTTAGTTACCTTTGGCAAGCCTAATACTTTCTTTAAAGGTTTTAAGCGTCCAATGAACTTAAAAGATCAGGTGTCTGTGGTGTCAGGAAGTGACTTGGTTGCGCGTATACCGCGCCTTTGTTATGGCCCTAGCGTCAGTCAAAGCATCATATTCCATGCTAACAATGGCGATGACTTTGTTGATCCTTCCTCAGAGCTAAAGAGGCGGGATTTTATGAGCGCTAAAAAAGAAGCCATATCTGACCATTTTATGCCGGGGTACAAGAAGAGGCTGTTAAAATTTTTATCACGGGGAAAATCTCAAAATGCGTAATTTATTATTAGTGGGGTTAGTAGGGTTAAGCTCTTGCACAGTTTCAGAAGAGATGATTGCAAATAAAGAGTTGTATTGCTCTGGAGTCTATAAAGGTATTAGGGCTGTAGGTCGCGTAGCTACTGAAGTTACAACTGGCATAGCGGTTCCTGATGTTTGCGATACTATTGACGAAATTGTCGAGGAGGAAGAGGCTGAAGCAACTGACAAAAGCGGTTAGTAATGTGGAAGCTCTTATCAAGTTATGGTTAATCTTTTATGAAACTTAAAGGTTTACTAGGAGCATTGGCTCCTACGTTACTTAAAACAGTAACCAGCAGCAATCCTATTGCGGGAATGGCAATTAAGCTGGCAGCTAAAAAGCTAGGAATGCCAGAAAACTCCAGCATAGAACAGATTGAAGAAGTGGTTGAGAATGAACCAGAAAAGGCCGAAGTGCTGCAAGACGCAGAATTAGAGATAAAAAAGCTCACTGCGAATATCGAGGGGTTTCGACTTGAAACGGAAGATAGGCAAGACGCAAGAAAGACTTTTGCTAAAGACCCTACGCCCAAGCTTATTGCAATTTTGGCAATGGTTGGGTTTTTGGCGTATATATTTATGGTTACGCTACAAGCTCCTGAAAGCAATGACGATGCTATTGTCAACCTCGTTCTTGGTTATCTTGGGGGTCTTGTTAGTGGCATTGCCAGCTTCTACTTCGGAAGCTCTCATAACGGAAATTAAGATGGACAAGTTAATTGCACAACTCAAGCGTCATGAAGGCGTTAAAAACCATGCGTATAAGGATCAGTTTGGTACTTGGCACATTGGCGCGGGACGGAATATCCACCCTGATGGCCCTAACAAAGGCATGGGCATAAGCGACACAGAAATAGACTATATGCTCAGCAATGACGTAGCTCGAACAATTGCAGAATTAGCCAAGGAATACCCTTGGTTTAATGATCTGGAAGATGGGGCTAGGCGTGACGGAATTATCAATATGCACTTTAATCTGGGCCGGGTTCGATTTTCTAAGTTCAAAAAAGCTATTGCTCATATGGAGTCAGGCAACCATAACTTAGCAAGCGTAGAGTTTTTAGACAGTTTGTGGGCCAAGCAAGTAAAAGGTCGAGCCTTGGAAGTAACTGATATGATTAAGACAAATACCTATGTATGAGTACAAAGCTACTGTTGTAAAAATCGTTGATGGAGATACTGTCGATGTTGATGTTGATCTTGGTTGGAATGTCGTTATTCGTGGGAGTAGTGGCCGCATTCGTTTGTTTGGAGTTGATACTCCCGAGTCTCGTACCCGTGACAAAACAGAAAAGAAATTCGGGCTTTTAGCTAAAAAGTTTGTAGAAGCCTTTATGCCAGTAGGTACAAAGGTCATTTTGAGAACCCATGAAAAAGGCAAATACGGTAGATACCTTGGGGATTTTAAAGTGGGCAAGAAATGGTTGTGTAAAGAACTTTTAAAACATCATCACGCTGTTGAATATACTGGTCAAAACAAAAAAGATATTCAGGCAGCTCATCTTGTTAACAGGTCAAGGGTAGTAGTAGATGCTAGTTAAGTACGAATTCAAGCCCGGAATAGACAAGGAAGGAACCCAGCTAACTGCTGGTAGTGGTTGGTATGATTCTGACAAAATCCGCTTTCGTAAGGGCAGACCTGAACAGATAGGCGGATGGGCAAAGTATTCAGCTAACGCATTCTTAGGCGTATGTCGCTCTTTGTTAGACTGGGTAGCTCAGTCGGCTATTGACTATCTGGGAATTGGAACCAACCTGAAGTTTTATATAAATCTGGGTGCTGGTTATAACGATGTCACCCCGATAAGAACTACTACGCTTGCTGGAGCGGTAACCTTTGGGGCTGTTAATGGCTCTTCAACGCTGACTGTTACTAACACTAACCACGGCGCTGTAGTTAACGACTTTGTAACTTTCTCTGGGGCTGTAACATTGGGCGGCAATATTACTGCTGCGGTGCTTAATCAGGAGTACCAGATAGCCTCTATTACCGATGCAAATATTTACACTATTACAGCTAAGAACACAGCAGGAGTTACGGTAACAGCCAATGCCTTAGACACGGGCAACGGTGGGGCTGCTGTAGTTGGCGAGTATCAGATAAATACAGGTCTTAACACCTATGTCTCTGCCTCTGGATTCGGAGCAGGCACATGGGGTAGCGGAGGTTGGGGAGGTTCAACGCCTATTGGTGCTGGCAATCAGCTTAGGCTGTGGAGTCAGGACACTTTCGGTAATGATCTTCTTTTCTGTGTTCGTGGTGGTGGTGTTTACTACTGGGACGAAAGCGTAGGCACAGGAACAAGAGGAGTTGCTCTTGTTGACAAGGCAGGAGCAGTAAGTCCTCCCACTCTTGCGTTGCAGGTAATGGTCTCAGATACAGATCGTCATACGATTTGTTTTGGCTGCACCCCTATTGGTAGTGCAACACTTGATCCGTTGTTTGTGCGTTGGTCTGACCAAGAAAGTCCGTTTGACTGGACTCCTACCTCTCTTAATACCTCTGGAGGGGTAACACTTACTGCGGGTTCTTATATCGTTGGAGCCATCAAAACGCGGCAGGAAATACTGATTTTTACTAACAACAGTATTCACTCCATGCGGTTCTCTGGAGCGCCTTTTACCTATGAGTTTGATGTGGTGAATGAAGGCTTGTCGATGGTTTCACCTAACGCGGCTACCAATGCTGGCGATATGGTGTTCTTCATGGACAGAGGAGGATTCTACTTTTATAACGGAGCAATACAGCGGCTTAAATGTACCGTGCTGGATTATGTGTTTAGTAATCTTAACGCTTCAGAAGAATTTAAAATTTTTGCTACTGCCAGTCTCGATTTTTCAGAGGTCTATTGGTTCTATCCGGTTGGTAGTGGTAACACAGAATGTACTAACTACGTTTCTTACAACTACCTTGAGGATTCGTGGGCAGTAGGAACCTTGGAAAGAGGTGCGTGGATACCTGCAAACACCAGAACCTTTCCGATTGCGGCTACTAATATAGTATCCAGTAACGAGAATTACCTGTACAACCATGAGAATGGTTATGACGATGATGGCGGTGCTATGAATGCCTACATTGAGTCAGGGGGTATTGAAATGGGAGATGGCGAAGAGTTCATGTTTGTAAACCGCATGATTCCTGATTTTCATTTTCGTGGAGCTACTGGCAGCGCAGCAATGACGGTTACTTTAAAAGGAAAAGATTTTCCTCTTAACTCCAGTACCACGCTGGCAACAAGTACGGTTACTAATACCACTAACCAGTCATTCATAAGAGCGCGTACCCGTGAATCTATTGTCAGGTTTGCAAGTACAGGGACTGGCTACGGATGGACTCTTGGTCAGATGAGGTTTGACGTTAAACCAGACGGGAGGCGTTAGTGGCACAAAAAACTAACTCAGTAGTATTGCCTACGGCAAATACTGCGTATGACTTCCAGAATGAGCTTACTTTGAGAAGAACCATTGAGCGTTCTTTTGCCGATGTTCAGGATAACATTACTGAAATAAATCAAAAGGTAAGCAAGGAAGAGTCATTGGCAATGAAGCGGTTTCAATTTCTGCTGATGGGGGCTTCTAATGGCTGATGCGATTAAGGTACTGGGACAGCTTGATGCCGCAGCTACGACAACAGAAACACTTTATACGGTTCCTGATCTTAATTTAACGACTGTGAGTTCTCTGGTGGTGTGTAACCGCAACGGAACAGCACAGACTTTCCGCCTGACTGTCCATGTGGCAGGAGCAGGCGCTGATAACAAGCAATATCTTTATTACGACAAAGAAGTGGCAGCGAATGATTCGCTTGCCATAATTATCGGAATGACTCTTAACCAAGCTGATGTGGTTAAAGTTTATGCTGGCGGTACTGGCATGAGTTTTAACCTGTTTGGCGTGGAAACCAGTTAGGATTACAAATATGAATATGCAGCCGCCATTAAAGCGCACCGCAAATCAGTTAGCACAAAGAGGAAGGTTTGGTGACACCCAGCTTGTCCACATGAATCCCGCTGAGGTCAGCGGTCTGGCAGCTATGTCACCGACAGGACAGCTAACTATTAACCCTGACACTGGTCAGCCAGAAGCGTTTCTGCCGATGCTTGCTCCATTGCTTGCACCGATGATTGGAAGCACGTTAGGTACAGCGGCTTTAGGAGGAACACTGGGAGCAGGTTTGGCTGGAGCTTTAGGCTCTGGTTTAGCTACGTGGGCAGTTACAGGAGATTTCGAGAAAGGTTTAATAGGTGGCGTAACAGGATTTGGTTTAGGTAAGGTTTTTGGTGCTGCTGGCGAGGCTGGAAAAGCAGCTAGTCAAGCTGATACTTTAGCTGGGGCTACAGCTAATTTAGGAACCCAAGCAACACCTGATTTGGGTTCAGCAATAATTGGAGGGAATCCTGTTCCCGGTTACCCCTTAACTGCCGCAGCCAAAGATGCTGTGGTTCCTTTTTCTCCCCAGCAAACTGCTTATCTAGATGCGGCTAAAGGGTTGCAAAACGCACCGCCAGCTACATTTGGACAAAATTTAGGAAACATGGGCAGAGGTTTTACCAGTAGAGAAGGTCTTGCCGCAGCAGGTACGCAGCTCATGAGTCCTTCCTCTATGCTGCCTATAGCTACGGGTCTAGGTACTACGGCCCAGATAGATCAACAAGAATTCATGGAAAAAATGCGTAAGGAAGGCGAGGCAACTGATACAGCTTATGCTCAGGAATGGCAGGATGTTTTTGACAATGCTGTTGGTGTAGCCGACAGAGACCGAAGACGCAAAATGGGTACTCCTCCTCCAATGAGCGGAGGCAATCGTTATGCCAGTAACCCTTATGAGGGACGTTATGCTTCAGGCGGTATTGTTGGAATGGCTAATGGTGGTGAGACCGAGGCGGAAAGACTAGCTCGATTAGAGTATGAAGCTTCCATTAATGATGAAGTCTTTTTTGGCAACAACCCAGATGCGATTCCTTACAACTCTTCTTATGTAGAAGGTAGTACGGGTACGAGTTATTTAGATAATTTCGATCCCTACCAAGGAACTAGCGATAGAAGCAACGATCCAGCACATGGAGTTGGTTCTGGCTCAGCAGGAATCACTGAAGGTAATGATGCTTTCACTCTTCAAAATGAAAACGATGCTATAGCGAACGTAGTTACTACCACTCCGGCTGCCACAGCAGACGTATTAGCAAAAGGAGCTGATCCTTATAACGTCACTGCTGGGGGTGGCTCTTCTGAAGAGCAGCTAAACGCAGCAAAACAAAAAAATATGCAAGAAGCAATCGACAATGTAGGAACCAGAATTACAGATGGGGGTTATTTTATTGACACTGAAGAGGGGTCTGGGGCAGAACGACAGTCCTTCTTGCGAGGAATTCATAAGCAAAAGCCTCCGGGCGATTATCGGCATGGTTTTGAAAAAGAGTTTCAGTTCTTTGACCACATAGAAGATCGTCCTATTGAGCGCTACGCTGACTTGTTTGGAGCTGGGGCAAATAACTATTTAGCTGGCTTGTTAAGTGGTGACACAGGAAACGCTCCTACTCCTGTTGTTTATGAAAGAGATAAGGATGGAAATCTTCCGGTAGACGAAGATGGTAATCCCATTTATACAAAAACCGGAGAGACCAAGACAGTAAAAGATAACGAGTACAGCGAAAGCACTATTACTTGTTATCCTGAAGACGGGGGAGCTTCTTTCCCAGTTACGGGTGTAAATCCAAGCTGTCCTGTCGGCTCTAGTGAAACAGCGCCTGCTGCCACTCTTAAAAAGACTTGTTATGTCTCTAATGGTGATGGGACTTATTCTACGTCTCCTTCAGACATAACTGGCGTGTGTCCAACTGGCTATTTTGACAGCAAAGCTGCTGCTGATTTTGCTGACACAACAATCATAGTAGATGACGATGATGACACCGCTGTTCTTTATGATGCTGACGGCAATCTGGTTACCACTACGGACGGAGGAGCATTTACTAATACTATGGGCAACTCTACTGTTGCTTCTTTGTTAGGTGACGGAAATCTAACAGACGATGAGCTAGAGCAAATTAAAACGCTATTTGATTTAAGCAGCACTGAAGGTCAGGCGGCTATTATGGGAACCTTTGGTTCTTTTGATTCTGACCTAGCAACTCAGTATCAGGACTACCTAGACTCTTTAGAAACTACCGAGACTGACACTACTGATACTACTGATATAACAGCCACCAGTTATTACAAATACAAAGGCCCAGATGGTCAATGGCTTTACAAGGCTGTTGAGGGTATGGGTAGAACGCAGTGGGATATTGATATAACAAAAGAAGAATATGATGCGGCTATGTCTGGTGGAGGCGATGACACCACTACAACTACAACAGATACCACCACTGATCCTTTTGCTGGAACTGCTCTTGGAACTAACGCAGCAACATCTACAGATGAAGATCGAAATCTTTTAGTAGACATGATTGCTGACGGGACAACTACTACCGCTGAGGTAGCTGCGCGTTATGGGTTAGATGAAGATGCCGTTATAGCTGAATACACAGGGATCATGGATGATCGACTTGCCACTGCCGCTCTTGAACGGGATGAGGCTCTTGCCAGTGGAGACATAACTGGTGTTGCTGGAACCAATAACCTCATGGTAACCCAAGAAGACATTAACGCTTTGGTAGACGGAGTAGTGAGTGGAGACTTTACTGCTCAGGACATAGCCGACCAGTACGATGTTGATGTAGATGATGTGCTTAATGAAATTGAAACTATAACCAACGACAGAGCTGCTGACGCACAAGCTGCTGCTGACGCACAAGCTGCTGCGGATGCTACAGCGGGAGAAGATGCAAGCGAACCCGGAAACCGTTCTGGTCTGATAAGACAGTACGTTACTGATACTTTCGGTGAGCCTCCCTATACGCAAGAGCAAGCGCTTCAGTTTTCTCAGGTCGCTATGTCTCAAGGAGTTTCTGCGGCAGAAGTAGCAGAAGCTTTAGATATAGACGAGGCGGTAGTAGCAGGCTTTTATGAACAAGCTGCCAACCCAGTAGATGTAATTGACGCACAGGCGCAAGCAGCAGCAAACATCACTCCGGGTGACTATGCAGGTATGTCTGAGTCAGAAATTGCCCAGATGATGGGTTATCGTGGCGGAGGACAGACAAGACGCTTTATGACAGGCATGGGTCCGGTGGAACTGGCTGCGGGTGGTTTGGCTGATGCTCCGGTTAATCCTCAGATGATGCAGGAAATCCCTCCCGAAATGGTAGCTGTTGAAGAGACCGCTGTTGTGCAAGAGATGCCAGAAGTAGATTACAACGATCTGGTAACTATGACGGTAGAAGCCATTAGAGGAAATATAGAAGACGCAGATTCAGTAATTAACTTGTTTATCGACGAGTATGGAATAGAAAAATTTAGACAATTAAGAGACGCGGTTCTTCAGTCTATTGTTCCAGACGCACAAACAGAAGGAATGATTGCAGGTTCCAGTGGTGGCATGGCTGATGAGGTCATGGGCATGATCGGAGAAGATCAACAGGTGGCAGTATCTCCGGGTGAGTATATTGTTGCTGCTGATGTGGTGTCAGGACTAGGAGACGGAAACTCTGACGCAGGCGCAGATGTGCTTGATCAGGTAATGGATAATGTGCGACTTGCTCGCTCTGGCGGAAGACAGCCAGCTCCTCTTGACTTGTCAAAGGTAATGCCTGCATGAGCGAACTCACAATTACCTACGTTAAGCCTAACTACATTCAGCAAATCTGGCCTGATGTAAAAGAATATATTGCTACGGCTTTAAAGAAAGGCACAGAAAACAAAGGCGTTAAGCCTGACTATAACGCAGACCATGTTCAGTCCTATTTGACTAGCGGAGAATGGTTACTGGTAGTGGCTGCGGATAAAGACCAGCACATCAGAGGGTGTGCTACTGTTTCTTTTACTAACTACCCAATGAGTCGAGTGGCTTTTGTCACTTCGATTGCTGGCAGATGGATAACGAAGAAACCGGAATTTGAAAAATTTAAAACATTATTACAAGCTCATGGAGCAACAAAGATACAAGGTCTTGGAAGAGACTCTATAGTACGTCTTTGGAAGCGTCATAACTTTGAGCCTGTCAATACTCTAGTAGAGGTGGACATATAATGGGTGGCAGCAGCGGCGGCGGTAGCAACAGTACAGTTACACAGGTTGAAAAATTACCTAGTGAGCTAGTTCCCTTTTATAAAGACCTTTTAGGTCGTGGTGTTTATGAATCGTTAACTGGCTATGAAACTTATCCTTCTCGAAGAATAGCGGATTTTGATCCCTATGAAGCTGGCGCTCAGCAAGCTTACGAGGAAATGGCATTAGCAGGCACTCCTGAAAGCTTTACGGAATCGCAGAGAACGATGCGTGAAGTGATGGCTGGAAGTCCTTATCAACGAGCCTTGCAAGCTGACGAAGTTACAGAGCAGCTAGGCAAGGACGTAGGTGAGTATGCAGCCAGACGGCCAGAGTTTGCTGATGTTGATTTGACGAGTAGAGATTTTACTACCGCAGCAGAGCAAGATGACTATCTGTTAGCTCAAGATGATCTGGCTCGTTCAGACATTGAGCTAGATAAGTTTAGTGACGCAGGTGTTCTGAGCAGTTATATGAACCCCTACCAACAGACCTTCATTGACCGTCAAAAAAGACTAGCCCGTGACGAGTCAGAAAAAGGGGCAAATCAGATAGCGGCTCAAGCTGCTATGTCCGGTGGGCTTGGTGGTTATCGTGAAGGAATCATGCAGTCTGAGCGGGAAAGAAATCTTGGAGAGCAACTGCAAGACATTCAGTCTCGCGGAGATATGGAAAACTATATGCAGGCTCGACAGGCTTTTGATGCAGACAGAGCTTCTGACTTTCAACGTCAGCAGGCTAATGTGCAAGCAGGTTTGCAATATGGTGAAGCTAATCGGCAGGCTGGATTTCAAGACATAGGACAAGCAAGACAACAGTTTGAACAAGACCGTCTGGCAGATATGCAGCGAGCAGAGTTTAACAGGCAAGGTCTAGCTGAGCAGGCTGACATTGCTATGCGAGGCTTTGATACGCTCGGTAGAGATGTAGACAGGCGTAGTGCGGCAGCAGGACAGGCAGCAGGTCTGGCGGGAACTCGTCAGTCAATGGAATATGATCGACTTGGGCAACTTGAGGCTGCTGGACAGCGGCGTAGAGGGCTTGCTCAACAAGGTCTTGATATGGGTTATCAGGACTTCTTACGTCAACAGGCGTTCCCCAGAGAGCAGCTTAACCTTTACTCTGGCTTGTTAAGAGGAGTGCCTGTAGGTCCGGGTCAGTACAAAAGCTCTTATGGCGACCAGCCTTCTGGCTTTCAACAACTTCTCGGAACTGGCCTTGGTGCTGCTGGGTTATACGGCGCTACTGGTGGCTGGGGTGGTGGCGGAAACTGGGGAGGTGGCTCATGAACATACTTGAGCAAGAAGACATTATTAAAGGCTTACCTGATGCTGCGTTGCAACAGGAAATGTCTGCTCCTTCTGGGCAAGTTCCTCAGTTTTTGGTGTTGTCAGAAATACAACGAAGAACAGATATGCGTGATCGGTTTGAAGCTAGTGAGCCTCAACCCACAACCACTGTAAGAGATCAAATCATGGCGGAAGGTCTAGGTGCGTCAGTTCCTCAGCCTAACATGCCTCCTATGCCTCCACCTAACATGGGAGGTATGCTTCCAAATTCTCCTGTCCCTGCTCGACCTAACTCCTCGTCACCTCCGTTCCCCGTGGGTGATGCCCCACAAGGGCTGGCAGGGATGGGAGTTCAATACGCAAGTACAGGTGGTGTTGTACGGATGCAGGAAGGACAACAGGTTCCTAGCTCCTTAAAAGATTTGCGAAACGGAGAAGCTGTCGTTTTGGCTAGAGGCGAAAATCCCGATAACTTTTCTGTGGCTGACTTAGAGTACCTTGGAAGAACAAACCCCAATCAACTTGGGTTTATGTCAAATTTTATGGGTAATAATCATCCTGCTTTTGGGAGCGTTCAGTATCAAAGCCCAGCCTCAAATGTTTCTACTGATAACGCCGAAGCAAAGCCTGTTGAGGTAGCGCCTTTAGATTATTTAGATGTACTGGAAGGGCAAAGTCTTAGCCCTGAGATAGAGTATGAGCAAAGAACTGGCCGTGACATTGACGCACCAACTAGGTGGGAAGAGGCCAGTGATCGGTTCAACCAATTAGTTGCCGATGAAGAGAGATACCCTTACAGGCATCTTGACTCTGATTTTAAATCGAAGATGCCATTTGGAGAGAGAGCTGGGTTGGAATTGCGTGAGGGAGTTACAGAAGTTGGTGACGTATTTCGTACTCTAGGGCCAGCGTCTGGAGAGGCTGTTTTAGACTTTGCTACTGTTTTGGGTACAGGTGACCTACGCGATCCTCCCCTACAACGAGAAGAAGGTCTACGCAACGTAGGTTCTGCTTACGATAGATTTGTGAGAGAGCCTGCGGCAAGGCTTTCTCAACCCATTCAAGAGTGGGCGCAAAACTTTGATATGGTTGAAAGCGGAACCGATGCCTACAACGCCGCTAAAAACTATCTAGGTGACGATCTGGGCTTGAGAGAGTGGGCGCAAAACTTTGATATGGTTGAAGCAGCAAAAGAACTGGGCGGCTCTATTAAGGATGGACTTGGTGAATATATGCCAGACCTGTATGCACCTCATCCTGACATGATGGAAAAAATAACATCTTTTTTTGATGGCGACGGCGAGATAAAGGAAACAAGTGAGGGTGCTATAACAGCAGACTCAGCCAGAGCTATAACGGAATATACGGGTACGGCCTCTATGGCTCCGGCAGACATTTCTGGTGGTTTAAGCTTAGATGAAGCTGAAGGAGAGGGATTAGAAATAATCGACACAGCAGGCGGCACTACCGTAGGCGGCACTTCGGATAACGAGGTGATGGATATGCTGTTAGAGGAACACGCATCCTTTGGTGATGCCCAGCAGGAAAGTGCAGAAAGTTTGCGCTCGCTGATTGCCCAAAATCGGGCAGAAACAAAAAGTCGTGCTTTTAATCTGGGTATGGCAGCTCTTGGTGCTGGCATTGCTAAAGGCGATATGGGCGCTGGAATGGATGAGGCCGTAAAAGTGGCAAGCAATACTTTAGCAAAGGGTGAGGCGGCAGTGGCTCCGTTAGAAGCTGCGGCGGTTACCGAAAAAACCCAAGGCTCTAAGGATCGTTTGGAGTCATTAGCTCAAATTGCCAGAGCTGATGCTGGGTATAGACAGGTTAGGGCGCAACTGGTTCGCGAAGGCGGTTTAACCGCTAGAAATTACAATACGTTAAAGGTTGCTACTATGCGAGCAGTCGAGAACTTAATGGAGGATACTTTTATAGAAGGAACCGAAACTACCGAAGGAAAAGTCCAAGTTTTTAATCAGTTGATGAATATGCTGATGGGTGATGTGGGCACTCTAATGGACACGCGAGCTGATTCCTATCAAAGTCAGCTCGTAAGAAACCCAGAAGGATCACCTAGCACATTTAGATATGTGGTTCCGCAGTCCTAATGCCGCAGATAGTTGAGGTAATACAAGGAGGTCAACCTACCCAAGTAGAGTTTCCTGATGACATGTCACCAGAATCTATTGAAGAGGTTCTACGCCGTGAGTTTCCTTCTGCCCCTGCTACACAGCAGGGGTTTTCTTTGTCTGGCGTTCCATCGCAGCCTGATGTTGTCGATGATCCTTCTGCTCTCGATAGCACTATTGGGGACGAATGGACGCGAGGGGTTGAGCGTTTAAAAATTGATTACCCTGCTTTTGCACAATCTTTTTCCGATCCTGAAGAGGCGGCGTTAGAGGCGATAGCTAAAGGTGATGAGGTTGCTGCGCGGTTAGGCAGGCCAGCAACGATGGCTGACGTTATGACAGCTTACGAGGAGGAAGGCTTTGTTGGGGCTGGAGGAGAAGTTCTTCAGGCAATCCCTAGAGTAGTAGCTTCACAGGCTCCCAATACCCTTGCTTCTATGGCTGGAGCATTTGGAGGAAGCAGGTTGGTTGGTGGTCTTTCCCGCCTTCTAGGGATGGTTCCTCACCCTGCGGCTAAAATTGCAGGGGGTGTTATAGGCGCTGGTTCCGCAATTCTTCCACAGTTATTTTCTCAAAATATTCAGCGGCAGGCAGAAACTGATATTGCAGAAGGAAGACCTGTTGAAATTGATACTGAAAGCGCGGCTTTAGCTGCGGCTGCTCAAACAGCAGCGGAAGGTTTCGGTACTTACATGACTTTTGGAAGGTCTATAATTTCCAGAATACTTGGAATTACACCTAAACCTAGAGGCGTTAGATCGTCTTCCTTTCTTGTTAATCTTGCACAAGACAGTTTGAAAGGCGCAGTTCGCGGAGCTGCGGTTGAAATACCGACTGAAATTTCTCAACAAATTATTGAAAGAGCGCAAGCTGGATTAGACGTTATGTCGGATGAGGCTTACGCTGAATATGGCGAAGCCGCTTACATGGCGGGTATTGCTGGAGGCACTCTTGGTGGTGTTTCCGGTGCAGCGACTCCTATATTTACTCCCACTCAAACTCCCCCAGAAGACCTTCCCGGTGACCTCCCCACTACTGCTGACTTGTCAGAGATAACTCCAGAGACCGTTACTCCTGACCTCCCAGACACAGAGCCTACCACTGACATCGCAGGAGAAGATGCAGTAAGTCGATTGAAAAATCTAGGCGAAGCCTACGATGAAGATGCTCGCCGTGCACGGGTTAAAGAGCAACTTGAAGTTATTGCGCCCAACTTGCGTGGCGTATTAAAAGGCCGTGGTCTTGACGATATTGGAATCAACGTAGCTTACAATCTCGATCCACAAGTTCTTTCTCGCATGGACGATCCTCAAGAAGTAGAGGCTCTTTTCGACCCCAGTACGCGCACGATTCTTCTAGGCGCTGATCGGGTCAGAGGCTTTGAGCAACTGGACACTCCACAACTACAGAGAGAGTTCGGTGGTCTGGTAGACCATGAAATGGTTCATGCGGTTAAGCGGATGAAGTTATGGACTGATGCTGAGTGGGGGGTTTTAGAAAACGTCTCTCGAAGACAGATTAATGCGGATGGGGTTAGTTACTTACAGGCAGCTCAAGATTCTTATCTTAATGAAAGCCCAGACATCCAACAAGAGGAAGCTGTTGCTGAGCTTATCCGTGACACGTTAGCAGGAAGAACTGGTTTGGCAGGTCAGCCGCTAAACTTAATGCAAAGGTTAATAGAATTTTTCCGCAAGATGGGCAATGCATTAACAGGCACAGGCTACGCAAGCTTTAACCAAGTAGTAAACGACATTGACAGCGGGGTTCTAGGAGCCAGACCTAGAGGTGGTACACCAGCTACACCTGTAGCTGATCCTATGATAGTTGGCTCTCCAGCCTTAGCCTCACGCGCAGCTAACGAAGGCGATGTGGATTTTAGTAAACATTATCTCACCGAACGACTTAACATACCTAAAGGGGTATACGTTAGTGAGGGAGGGGATATAGGCGGCGGCAGACTTACAGCAACGAGGATGCATAGAGGCAAGTCAGGAGGGTCGGGATCGACAGATTATATTGGGGAGATTAATTATAGTGATGAGTTAGCAAGAAGAGGACGCAAATCCTATGTAGTTAAGGACGCTAACTTTCAGCCTCTTGGGACTTTTTCTACTGAGCAGGAAGCCCTAGATGCGTTAGCAATAAAAGGTAGAGTTAGCGATCAGGTTGCTGACCAAGTTGGAGAACCCATGTACCCACCCGGCTCTGGCCTCTCTTCAAACTTTTCCTATAAAGATGAAGACTTCTACGGCCCAGAAGCCCCAGTGAGTCTGGAGGGAGGCGTTACACTTATTTCTGAGGATGCTTTAAGGCAGACGCTAGATAAAGAAATTGCCCGACTTAAACCCGATGTACAGGCTCAGCAACAGTTACCGTTACCAGAAGGCATGACAGGGGCTGAGGTTGCTGCTGAGGAGTTAAGAGTAGCAGAGCAGACCCAGATGCAAGAACAGGCTAGAGCGGGAGTAGGAGAAGCTCGAAGCATATTAGAAGATGATCAACAGCCATTGGCTGCTCAGAGACAGCAGACCGCTAAAGGATTGCGAGCGCTCGGGGATGTGCCTCGTCCACCACGGGATGCTGGATGGGAGCAAAGAGCCAAAGAGCAAGGCTTTGATACAGGGAGAGTTTTGTATCACTCTACAAGTCAATTTGAATTTGGCGGTAAGGAATTTGAGCGATTCATTCCCTCTGCTGCTGGCAAACTAGGGCCGGGAGTGTATACATCTTCTGAACCAGATTATACCCAAAGGTATATCTCTGGCGGCATCAACGCAGACGGCGCAAGAACAATACCTGTATTTGCGAGAGGCCGCATTGCAAACGAAGAGGATTATCAGAAAGCTCTTGAGTTGGCCGAATATGATGACAGGACGCGCACAACTGATCCTATGCATTTACGTGTGAACCCTGACGCTAGGAGCAATCTTTTAATTAAAAGGGTAGCAAAACAAATTCTTCAAGACCAAGGATTCACTGGCATAGAAAGACAGTTTAGGAATGGAAGTGAAGTTGTAATTTTTGATCCTAAAAACCTACGCTCAATTCATGCCAACTTTGATCCAGCGCGCACAGAATCCACCAACTTGCTTGCTTCTAGGGGAAGAAAAAATAAGGTTGAGCGTTGGACTCAGTTAGCTAGGCAAGCCGCAGATGAGCGTATCGCTCAATCTCCTACGAAAGTTTCCAATCAGGTCAAGATAATAGATATAGGCAAAGGTCTAAATGAAGCTCATTTAGAAACCTACGGACGCAAGCTAGACCCCACTGTGACAGAAGACCAGTTAATAGCTGCAAAGGTTATTGCAGACGATATAAAACAACAAATGACTCGTGACATTAGTGGGCAGGGCTGGTATGATGCTGATGTTCAAAAGGCTTTCATGATGTTAAGTGAAATACCCGGCTTAGAAAGTTTGCGTACTAATGAAGACCATAGGGTGATTTGGTCAGCCATTGCAGGGCCGACATCTAACAACCAGAAAGTTATAGGCAATACAAGAGCTGCTGTAGCAGCTATGTTGACGTATTTGCGTACTGGCACTGTTCCAACTGTTCCTCCGGTTAAAGGAGCGGTCTCTGAGGGGATTCCCAGCGCTGGCTGGGGGTCGTATCAAAAGTCAGTTGCGAAGGGTATGGAAGTTATATCCCAGCTAGTAGAGCAGAAGGGAGCGCAAGGTTTTAGCGATTGGTGGCTCTCTCCGCATACTAAAGGCGAGTTGACCGCCATTAGAAAAGAGGTTGGATTATCTGGCCCACCAAGCGGTTTGAGCGGTAAAAAAGACAGCTACCATCTAGGCGCGATGGTGATCGGAGACAAGACCGGAAGGTTTTCTCTTAACATAAACGGATACGAAGGAACTACAAAAGACGTTTGGTATACCCGTAGTTATAATCGCGTATTTGGAGATATGCTGGGTAAGCCAGTTCGGAATAAGAAGACTGGAGAGCTAGAAGAAGTTGTTCAGGGAGCGCCAAGAAATCAAAGTGAACGCCGACAAATGGAAGCGTTTAACAAGTTGGTTCTCGACCAGATAGGGCAAGAGGGACTTTCAGAGGCGGATGCACAAGCTATCTTGTGGTTCCATGAACAGAATTTATATACGGAATTAGGCGTTTTATCGCGACCTGAATCCTTTAGCGAAGGCGTGGAGGCATTACATGACAATTTCCAAATACGATCAAGATTTCGCCGAGGCGATGAGGGTCAAATTGAGGCTGAACCGGGAGATGCGCTCGAAGGCTGGAGAGGACTCAGCCCAGCTCAACGGGTCATCCGTTCCTTTAGGCGATCAGCTCAGGAACGGGATAGTGGAATCTACGATAGCGAGACATCCGGGCCTTACCAAAGAGGAAGTGTTGAGGGGTATGGAAGAGATGGGCTTCTAAGTTTCTCTCCCGACCCCGCCGCTCTCGATACATATCAGGCTGGCAATCTTTCTCTTCCTGAGATCGAAGAAGTAGACTCTGCGACCCATGCGGAATCTTACAACCGTGATATGCGCCAAGCTATGGAAAACCATAGGTATGGCGCTCAGGTAACAATCAAAAGCCCCGAAGAGCTTGCAGAAGCAAGACTATTTCGCACCGCAAGCGGGAGCGGATTTGCAGTAATGCCAGACGGTGATGTTGTTGCCGTCTTTGCCTCTCCAAACGAACCTAGTCGTGGCTCTTATGCGATGCTTCAGGCGGCGGTACAAGCTGGCGGCACGAAGCTGGATGCGTTTGACACCTACCTCCCTGATATTTATGAGACCGTTGGCTTTCGCCCAGTAGCGCGAGTTCCTTGGAATGATGAGTTTGCTCCTGAAACTTGGAACAAAGAGACCTTTGCTGGGTATAACAATGGCGAACCTGACATTGTTTTATTTGTGCATGACCCTGATTATTTTGGGGGAGAGACTAATGTTCCCACTGTTGCTGAGTGGGCAGATGCAGCAGCTCTACAAGACCAAGCGTTGGAGGAGTTGGATAAACCAACAATCGCACCACAGCCAAAGCTAAAAACCAAACCCGAAGACTCCGCAGCTCTTGCTGAGGACAAGTCAAAGGGAGCAACAGAAGTCCGGGGTAACCCGGAAGCTGATCGCGCTGCTGCTGACGAACTACGCAAAGTCAAAACACTGGCCTCTCGCCGCAAACCTTCCGACATAGTTGAATCAACTGCTTACAATCGTGTAGCCGATGTAGCCTCTACCAGAGCCTCGCGTGGACAAGGCAATATCAATAACGCCCTCCCCTTTGAAGCGCCTAGCAGTGCTGATGACAGGGGCATTGTTTTCCAAATGCAGGACAAGCTCATTGATCTGAAGAATACAGAAAAAGCGATCAAAGATAATCAACGCCAACATGGACTAACTTTACTTAAAGATTCCAAAAGCCCTTATCTGGGCGAAGAGTCTATGCACGGAATCATTGGCAATAAATTCAACAGGTTTCAAGAGGATGAAGTTAAGCCTCTTGCTGAGAAGTTAACAGGAAGGAATATTACCCGGCAGGAACTTGAAGAGTTTTTGGTGTTGCGTCATGCGATAGAACGTAATGCTCATGTAAGAAAACTTAATGCTGAAAGCAAAGAGCCGCGAGCTGATTTGCAGGACGGTGGTGCTGGTAGTTTAAATGGTGAACGATTGCTTGACGATTACGTTAAGCAGCAGATGCGATCCCAGTACGGCCTGACATGGAATGATTCTACCCAGTCATGGGAGGGTGGTAACAGAAAAGCTGCGGTTATGAACGATTTGGCGGCTGACTTTGATGCCATCACCAGAGGCACATTGCAGGAGCTAAAAGATTCAGGGCTAATAAATCAAGACTCCCTAGACAAGCTTCAAGGCTATTACAAGTATTACGCTCCGCTGAGAGGGGTATCTCCTGATGAAGATGTGGCTATCGAGGAACATGCGCGTATCTCAAAAAGCTCAAACAACCTTAGCATTAAGGGCGTAGAGACTGAGAAGGCTAAAGGTCGTGTTTCAGAAGCCTCTCCGCCATTAGGCCAGATTATCTTTCAGCGTCAGAATGCCATAAAGCGTGGAACGATAAACGATGTGGTCGGACAGCGTATGCTAAACCTTATTAGAGAGAATCCTAATGACAACTATTGGAAGATACATACCGATAGCAAGTACGCGGATATTACAGGGTTAGAGTTGCTTGGGGTAAAGGAAGATGGCAAGCAGTATTTTGTAGAGTTTAAAGACCCACGTTTACGGCAAGCGATGATGAGTCTCGATGCTGGTCAAATGAGCAAGGGCTTGGCGATGCTCAGAGGGGTTAACAGGTATTTGTCAGCGGTAATGACAAGTTACAACCCCGGCTTTATTGCTCCTAACTTTACACGCGACATAACGGCAGCTATTAGCAATTTGGTTGGTGAGCAAAATGCGGTTGATGGTAAAGCCCTTAATACTGACGGGTTAATAGGAGCGGTTGTTCGGGACGTTGGCCCTAGTGTCAGGGAAGTATATCGAGGGCTGCGTGGAAAGAAGCTGAATAAGAAGCTTGCTCAAGACTGGAAAGATTATTTAGAGAGTGGGGCTAAGACAGAGTGGTTCCATGTTAGGTCTCCTGACGAGAGCGCTAGAGATATTGATGACCTGATCGCAATGTCTCAAGGAACCTTTAAGGGCAACATGAAGGCAGGCAAAGACGCTATTGCTGGCTGGGTATCCGATCTCAATGGTGCGATAGAAAACGGGGTACGGTTTGCCACTTTCAAAAATGCTAGGGATGCCTTTATTAAAAACGGTGACTCACAAAAAGAAGCATTGGCAAAAGCTGCGTCTTTGGCAAAGAACCTGACTGTTAACTTTAACCGCAAGGGTAATTCTGGCGAAAAGATAAATGCGCTCTACTTGTTCTTTAATGCGAGCGTTCAGGGAACAGCTAACTTCTTGCGTAATCTTACCTCCCCTGCCAAACAACGATTACTGGGATCAATGGTAAGCTTGGGAGCTTTGACTGCTTGGCTTAACGAGATGGTAAGTGAAGAGGATGATGATGGGCGTACTTACTATGCCAATATCGAGCCTTACGTTAAAGAACGAAATCTGGTAATCATGAAAACCATTAACCCTTTCTACGATGGACACCCTAAAGGTGTTTATACCATTCCATTGCCTTACGGTTATAACACCCTGCACGTTCTTGGAGTTAATACAGCAGAGGCTGCTATGGGTCTGATAAGCCCACAAGACGCTGCGGCAAGACTTGTGTCAACCGCTTTGGGATCATTCTCTCCGGTAGGTTTTGGGACATCAGAGAACCCCGGTTACTGGGCGGCTAAAGGGATAACCCCCCAGATAGGGAAGCCACTAATGGAAATTCTCGTTAATGAAGATTTCTTTGGCTCTCCGGTTTATACAACCCCGTTTGAGTTTGGGCCACAAATCCCTGTTGCTAACTTGTCCCAGAGAAGCACCCCAGAAGCATTTAAACAAACGACTCGGTTTCTTAACAGGCTTCCCCTTTTAGGGCCGGGTACTGGAGGAGATGAGTCTAAAAGCGGCCCACTTGGTTGGATCAGTCCTGATGCGCTAGACCATTACTTTGGTTCTATGATTGGTGGCACAGGTATGTTTGCTGAGAGGACGGGCAGACTGGTTGGCGAGAGCGCGGATTACTTTCAAGAGACTGATGGCCCGATAAGCTTCGATGATTTCTTGGAGCGACAGGGTTTAACGGTTAATGACATTCCCATCATGCGTAGGTTTAACCATGAGTCGCGAGGCTTTATTACCCAGTCAAGGTATTACGATAGAAAAGAAGACATCATGTTGGCCGACAGGCAGGTTGATATTCTAAGAGGTGCAGAGAGAGGGGAATACATTAGGGAGAACCGACCTTTGTTGCAGATGAAGCGCGGAATGGATTCTTCGGATAAACGCTTGCGTAACATTAACAGAAGGCTGGCTAGGATCGGAGAGCAAATCCTTACGGCTACCTCGTTAGAGGCAACGATACGATTAGAGGAAGAGCAGCATCGCTTAGAAGAGTTAAAGCTAGGAGTCTATAATCGTTTTAATAAGCTGTTTGATGAAAGGGTAGGGGTAACAAAATAGAAGCGGTTTCGGCCACGCTACCGCTAGAGCGCCTATGGGGTAAAAGGGAAACCCCTAGCCTTTGGAGGTGTAGAGCGGTATTACATTACTCTCGCACCGTAACTCCGTCAAGAGTCTTTCCT